AGCTAGAAAACCACCTTCTATTAACATAGAAAATCTATTACCTATTCTACGAGCAGCGTCCTCGGATCCTGAGTCGGCAACATTGTAAACATCTGTTCCTGTAAAACCGCCATCGAAGAAATCACCAATGGTCTGTGTACCATCAGTCGTGACTACAGCATCAGCAACTCCTGCAGCCACGGCTTGTTGTGTAGCTAGTGCAACTTTTTGTGTTTTAGTTAAACCAAAACCAAAATTCTTACCTTGAGCATATCCTTTTTGTAATTTACCTAATTTTGAAAGACCGCCTACAACTTTAAATGCAACTACACCAGGGACAGCAAATTGTGCTAAACCAGAAGCAACAGTTCCTACAGCACCTTCGGGATCAATACCAAAGTCCTTTCTTGTTTTATCTGCCCATAAGTTAAACTGTCTTGCGTGTTGTGTGTCTGCAACATAATCAACACCTTCGAGAATCAGTTCTCCAATACCTTGTGGAATCTTGGTTAGACCTTCAATAACGCCTTCGCCTAATTCTTTTGCCCAACCTTCATCGGTGCTTGGTTCGTTGAGATCTTCTGAAGGCACTTCAACCTCAAAGGGTTTATTCGGGTCAAATTCTATTGAGTCTGTTGTAGTTTTGATTTCTGTTGTATTAACAGAAGGCTTGACCTCTAACTTATCTGTTGAAGATTCGATCTCAAAGGGTTTGTTAGGATCAAATGAAGATTCGATCTCAAAGGGTTTGTTAGGATCAAACTCTGCCATTTTTACAAAGGCTTCCAAGTGCCATCAGATTGATATTGAAATCTTTTTCCGTTTTGAACAGCTATGTCTCCTGTTGTAAATGAAGTAGAACCACCTGCACCTTCGAGAGTACCACCAGTATCTTTTGCAAACTGATCTAAAAGTTCTTGTGTTTTAGTTGCTATGGCTTCTTTGTCTAATCCAGTTAAACCTTTTTCTGTCTTACTTAAAGCGGCAATAGCTGGTTTGGTAATACCTTCGTAATAGTAGTAAGCTTTTTCTGTCGCCTCTGGTGAATCAAATTTATAGCCTCTAATTTTACCTGTAGCCGCCACGGATTTAGCTGTGGTTACTAAATCAGTAAACTTAGTTTTATTTGCTGTTGCAGCGATCAACATAGATTTACCTTTATCGGTAAACTTAAACTCACCATCTTCATATGTTGCATAATCAGAACCTAGAGCAAAAATATTCTTGATCTCTTTGGTTGAGTTTTTGTCTCTTAACTGTTGAGAAAGTTGTTTTTCTGTAAGTTTTACATAATCGTCTTGTTTCTTCTCATTTAAAGATATTTCTCTAATCTTGGCTTCATAGTTCAAGTCGCCCATCTTCATAGCATTTAACACTTGCATAGCTGTCAGATCTACTTTAGCCATAGCTAAATTATCTAATATCTCATTTCTTGCTGCATCATACTCAAACTTTGTTTTAAACTGAAACTTTTGTTCTTCTAACTTTGCAAGCTCTCCATAAGCTTGTAACTTCAAAGTTCTTTCAGCTACTTTTGCAGCTTTTTCGTCCTTTAGAAGATCATATTTCATTTTAGCAAGGCTCTTTCTATCTTCTGCTTCTTGTGCATTAATGCGATTTAAATCTTTACCATAAGAGTCAACACCAAACATCAAACCTTTTGCTATATTAGTTAAGGCATTACTGCTCTCTCCTGCAGCTGTAGCCAAACCACCTTTGATCATGGACATCCAAAAAGCTGCTACTCTGTCTTCATCATACTTTTCGCCTTCTTTTAACCCTAGAACTTCTCTCGCTTTTTTATCTACATCATCAAGACTTATTTCATCTTCTTTCTCTTCAATAAGACCTTGAATTTTGGTCATAAAGTCTGTTCTTGTAGCTTCATTTGCTTGAAATGTTTTATCTGTTTTCGCTAACTTACTTTTATAGCCTTCATAGCTGTTTGAAGCTGCTTGTATTTTTGCATCAATATCAGAAGTGTCTTTTTTCTTAGGTTTTGGTGCTTCTTCTTCTTCTGCTTTTTTATCAATTATTTCTTTATTTACTTCATTAATTTTAGCACCGGGTGTCCCACCTTCTACACTATCTGGAAATTTCTTATCTTCACCAAATTCGTCAACTTGTGAGATATTTAACTTTTCTTGGTCTGCTTTTTCTTGGTCTGCTTTTTCTTGATCTTTTATTTCTTTTTCAACTGTGGCTAAATTTTTACCTAAAATTTGTGCTTTTTGTTTATCTGCAATCGCATCTTTTTCACTTTGAGTTGCAGTAACAACACCACCCTCTACATCAGTTGGTTTCATAATAAATTGTTTAGTTTTAGGATCAAATTCTACGTTTGCAAATTTTTGATTTGCTCTGTTGACAACAATTTGAATAGTGCCTTGTGCATTTGGTGTCATTTCTAAATTTTGTATTCTTTTATTTAAATCTGCAACACCCGCAGAATCTATATTTATTTTTTGAATACCACCATCTTGATAGCCTTTAACTGCACCACCACCAGCATAATTCTGTACTGCACCCATCAACTCTGGAGATGATGCAAGAATACCCATAGGCTGTCTGCTGTTGTACATGTTCATAACTTGTTGTGCGAACATTTTTCTTTTTAGCGGATCATTCATTTACTATCTCCCAAAACCTTTACCTTGGTTCATCAAACCATAAGCACCGATACCTGCTTGTGCAAGACCCAATAGTTGTGAGCTAGTGCTTGGAGGAGGTGTTGTAGTTTTGGAAAAGGTTTGTTGCAGTGCTGGTACGCCTCTAAAGATATCAGACATAAATCCAACTTGCTGAAATGGTAGAGATTGTTCTGCAAGTATGTTAGCTCTATTGATGTCAAGCTGTCTTTGTCCTTGTTGTTGCTGTAGACTACCAATACCTAAAAGTGTGTTGATATCTTGAACACCCATCTGTTGTCCTAGTTGTCCTAAACCAGCAGTTTGCACCCCAAGACCAGCAACTGTTTGACCTAGCTGACCTGTAAGTTGTGCTTGTCTTAGTTGTTGTTGTGCAGCTTGTTGTGCTAAGTTCTGTGCTTGTTGAAAACCAGCCGATCTTAATTGTGCACCAGTTCTTGCTTGCTGATCCATAACATCAGCAGCTATCTGTCCTTGTAATACTGCTTGTCTTGATCCACCAAATGCACCTGACCCAACAGCTTGTGCTTGTGCTTGTAGTTGTTGCTGTGCACCTTTATCTGCGATATCTTGTTGAGTTCTTGCTATAACATCCTCTGTAAAAGGATCCATGAATTGTTGATAACTCATTGGATCTATTCCAGCTGCTGCAACTCTTTGTTGTGCAGTTCCTAGTTGTCCGATCCCTTGACCAACAGCTTCCGCTCCCTGTTGCAAGAAAGGTGCAAATGATCCTACACCTTGCATTGCAGAGTCTATAGCTTGTTTTTGTCCCTCTGATAAGCCTTCTAATTGCTGTTTTGCAAAAGGCATTTGTGATCCAGCACCTGTTAAAGCTTCTGCACTTTTAAAAATGTCGGCTAAAAATTCTTCTTGAAAAGGTGCTAATCTTACTATTTGTTCTTGTGTAGCTGTAGCCATTATGCGGCTCCTTCTAATTGTGACATCATATCATACATTCTAGCAGCACCAATATTTCTATCACCACCACCTGCACCACGGACAGCCTTTGCAGTTAATACAAATTCTCCGTCTGACAATCTAGCAGGAACTGAATCGCTGGTCCCTGTACCTGGGCCTGTTACTTCGCCACCAGCGGCTTTTGCCAATGGATCTATTGAAAATATGCCTCTGTTTCTATTGTCTTCAAAATATTTTTTACGTTCTTCTTCGTCATCTAAATTATACAGATTATCTCCAATTCGTCCATACCCTAACCTAGTTTTACCTTCTGAAAAATCTCGCATTTTTGTTTCTTCTGCTTTTTCTTCTCCACCTAACGCTCCTAATAAACCTAGTCCAGCACCACCTAATGCTATTTTACCCGCAGTAGATTCTGGAACCATACTTTTCAAGAAAGATCCGATACCACCTGTGTCTGCTGTTTTTACAGATGCGATTGGATTACCTGTTATAGCACTGGTTGTTGACGGAGAGGCAAAAGGAGAACCAGAGGTGTCAAAATTAAAACCTTTACCAAAACCTTTACCACCCATTGCGTATGTTGTAGCACCTGCAAGTGCAGCATTTTGTAGTGCTTCTTCTGCACTTCTACCTGCTGCAAGAGACCCGATACCTGATCCTATGGATGCACCTAATGGGCCACCAAAATACATACCTATGGCACTACCTATTAATGGAGCAGCTTTTTTCAATGATTTAGTGATGTTTTTAAATATACCCATAGCTTATATTACCAATTATTTGTTATTTCTACAATCCTATATCCTTGATAACGCACTCGTTGTTACCCTGGTTTTAGATAATTCTTGAATACTCGCCACAACATGCAGTCTGTTTGCAGTTGCGGCTTTTACTTTTAGTATCTCTCCACTTTGTAATATCAAATCTTTTGAAAGTAATTCTACAGTTGTATTAGCTCCTACGGCTTTGACTTTGAATAAACTAAATGTATCACTGCCATTTACAAGTTGCACTGTAATTGTATCAGCGTTGCCACTATCTTCAGACACTAATATAGAGTTTACAACGGCTGCGTTAAAGTCGGCATCACTAGGAACTGTGAACAAAGTTGTAAGATCCGTTGTGGTTAAATCTACCTTTGCGTTTGTTACACCTTGAATATACTGAGGAATACTAGTGATTAACATTAGCGTCTACCATCCTCTCTTATATCAACTCTAGGTGTACCTAATTTATATTTTGTTCCCAGTGATGTGGAATCAATTCTTAAAGCAAAAGACCTACCTCGTAAACGATAATTTAACTTTTCTGTAAATTGTTCTACTGGACTGGTTGCAGTTCTTTGTGTAGTAGCTTGAGTTGTTTCATTAAAATTAGCACCAGGATTGTTTCTTGACTTCATTGTAAACGCAACATCTGGATTAAGACTTGTTGACCCATTGAATGTAATGTCTGGTATAACTTGTTTTAAAAACAAGAACTTATCACCATCTCCTATATCAATAGCAGATGATTCTATAAAGGATGTCATAGCAGAACCATCGTCATCAAATCCTACTTCATGGTTGTATAAAAACTGATTACCAGTAGCTTGTGGTAGATTTCTTATACCTCTGTCAATCCATGCGTCTCTTGCTAGTGTTCCATAATACCAAACTTTTTCTAAATAATTGTAAGCAACATACTTATCTATCTGCGTACCAGCAGAAGACGGATAAAACCATAATAATTCACTAAACTCTGAGTTAACACCTACATGAACTTTATCACGCTCTGCAAAATTAAAATCTAAAAATACTTTATCTTTTACTGTGCATGGTAGTTGTATTGTCTGACCACCAGAATAAACATAAAATGTATCAACACCCATCCAGAACACTGCATCTTCAACAGCAACAGCAGAAAAAGGACTCATAATGGTTATATTCTTAGATAGCTCTTGTAGACCAAATGTAAATGGTGGACCTATAAACTTCATAGCGTGTAGTGTTTTGTTAGTGAAGACGAGTATCTGTTGTTTTGTTTCAACAGCTTGTACGAAGGTAGATCCACCACCTAACCTTAAATCACCTGCCGTGTTCGTAGCAGTCGGAAAGAAATCTACTGGATTTTCTTGTGAAGAAAAACGTATCAACAATGGATCTTGTACCCCGTTCCCTTGTGTGGCAGACGAGTTTGCACCTAATCCATCACAACCAAACACAATAACATGTCGGTCTTGGTCTGATACAAGAACTTGTTTAGCAATAGTAGGCACACTCGTTTCTCCAGAGTATGTACCTGTTGCACTAAGTTCTACTGCTCTATTACCTAAACCATTTGTTTTATCCCAGTAAAACAGTCCACCATCTCTTGGATTTATAATAATGTCTTCACCAAAATTATCATGTGACCATAATCTAATCTGTGCTCCAGGGGTCGTGACACTCGCTGCATTACCCCAACCAACAAAGTTATTAGCAGAATCTGCATTACCAGTTGCTAATCTCACAAGAGTGTTGTCTGCATGTGTGGCTGCATCCGTGCCACTTGCACCTCTGGTTGATGGACCTCCACCAGTTCCTAAAGTGTTAGTACTTATTGTACCAACAGTAATTAGTTCTTCTTCTATTAATATCAAATCACCAGCCGTGATCCCTGTTGCACTGTCCACATCTATTGCAGTTTCACTTGCGTCCAAGGCTTCATTAAGTTGTGTTGCCAAAGCACCAGATGTT